TGTAAAACGAGCAAAAAGTATCACTACGGACTTCCCAGTCCGGAGAGACAGACTTTTTGACTTTGTAGCGTTGGTTATTACTCCGAACGCTAACTACTTGGTTCTCAATATATCCACCGATGAAGCTAGTGATAGCTCCATCAGGATTATTGTAGCCATCTTTTACTCTGAATTTCTTGGGGATAGAACAGAGCCATCTATATCTGATGGATCCATTCTTATCCCGGGGGAAATACCAGACTCTGTCGCGCGGGACGGATATTCCGCTATCACTTGGCATGTACTGGGGGACGAAATAAAATTTCGATAGCCCAATAACATAGCCAAGAGTATGAGAAATATCAATACCGTGCAAAAGAGACCAACGTAAAAGACGATTATAAAGTGAATAGACGTGTCCTTCATTTTCCATCCTTTTAATAAAGACTCCACGAACATCATACCCTTTGAAGTAGTCGCCTCCACAAGATTCTCGAAAGAATCCGGTGTGATACGATTTCTCCATATTAGGTATGAATCCGAGAGAGGAAAGTGCAGAAATGATCTCCGGATAGAGATCATTTAAACATATGATATCGTCTCCAAAAACGGCATAATTACTGCCATTTTTTGGGTGGATACCATTGATGTTATACACGGCTCGAACAACACAACTTAATAGGGAAGTCATAAGTGGAAAGGTAAAACCATTCCCCATAGACGAAACCATATTGAGTTGATGATACTCACCATCGATACGAGTGTACGCGCTTCTTGATTTAAGAAGCGAGTTCTTCAGTACGGTTGGTACGTAACGTTCGATAAGAGAAAGGCTAATGCTATCTGAGGCGTCAGACAAATCGATCGTCGCAAAACGACCGTTGTAAGAGCCTGACCGAGCAAGCTTCTTGTTTATATCTTGCTGATTTCTAATATCCAAATTATGGATAGAAGAAAGGCGAGCTTCAATAAGATGCTTGATCCCTAATTGAATAAACATATTCAAAACAGGTTCGGTACATATAGTCCTTCTTTTAAATTCATCTTTAGGAACGGTAGATGTGTTACTTCCTGCAACGTGCTGGATAGAATGGAGCTTTAAGCGAATGCTTTCAGCAGATTTCCATCTGTCGGTAATCACGTTATCGTAGGTACGATAAAGTCCGTAACTGGTGGTCGAGAGGGTCGAGTTGAACATCTTAGTAAGAAAAGATGTGCAACGAGTTCCTATTGAACTACCAGGTCCGCAATAACCATAGTGTATCGAATTTTGTATAGTTAAATTCGGTAAATCAAGTCTAGAACCTAGAAGGTTCTCAACTTCATCTCTGAAATATCTATCAAATCGATCACTAGGATTTAAAACGAGAGATTGAAGTCTCTCGTTAGTGGCTAGAAATCTAGCCTTCGCTTGGGTATCAAGTACCTTTTGCGAGTCATTGCGTGCAACGAACTTCTTGAATAGAGACTTCTTAAGGATTTCGAACTGCATTAACTGAAGTTCGTTTAAATCCTGTTTATTGAAGTCAACATCAAGAGCAGATGTAAAATATGTACGACTGAATTCGATACCCTTTTCCATAATAGTCCTCGGTTTCTGTTATAAAACAGCAGATTGCCAAGTGGCTACTAAGCCGTCACCTGAAGAGTTGAGGAAACCACCAACTAGAGAGGCTAAGCCTTTTAAGTCGGAGATTCCAGCAATTTCAGAGCCGGCAGGAATCTCGAAACTCATACGAGCAATAGCAATTTGGAATGGTTGCCCAGCAAGAGGTAAAACTCCCTTGCGAAACAAGATTCCATATGTATTGCGTCCGATATTAGAAATAAAGCCGTTGAGATTGGCTTTACCTAAGATACGGAGAGTACGAGGACGAGTCACAGTAACTGTGAAGGGTTGTGAAACAGAATGTACAGCGACACCTGCTTGCGTACCGCCGAGTGCAGATACAATAGACTGACGAGTATTATCGTCAGCTGCAGTATCGGCAGTCAGGGTATATGTCGGGGCGGTAAAG